ATCCCCTTGTTCGGCCTGCAAATAAACGGCGGGGCCAGTGCCACCTTGGGAGCCAGTTGCTCCAGTTGCTCCAGTTGCGCCTCTAGGGCCCGGTATAGGCAAACCGTCTTCACCATCTTGCCCATCCAAAGCAACAGCAACGCCAGGTAAACCTTGGGCACCTGTAGCGCCTCGAAGCCCTGGCGGGCCAATATCGCCGGGTTCGCCTTGTTCCGCTTCTAAATAAACTGCGGGGCCAGTGCCACCTTGAGCGCCTGTCATCCCCGCATTTCCTTGCGGGCCAGGAATTGCCATAGGTTCATCAGCTTCTGGCGCTGCCAAATAAACAGCAGGGCCAGTTGCACCTTGGGCACCCGTAACGCCTACATCACCTCTTTGCCCTGGGATCGCCGTACTTTCCTCGGCTTCAGGTGCTTCAAGAAAAATAGCGGGGCCCATTGGCCCAGCCGGGCCTACAGCGCCTGCGTTAGGGCCCCATATAGGAGCGCCAGCCCCCGATGAAATAAGCACTTGGCCCGACGATCCTACTGAACTATACGCTTGCGCTGCTCCCGTACCATAAACAACGCTGCCAAGGGTGGGCGTTGCGGTGGTGTTAGTCCCCCCGTGGGCTATATTAAGCGTGCCAGACAGAACAACAGCGCCCGTAGTAGCCGTTGAAGGCGTAAGCCCTGTAGTTCCGCCAGACCAGCTTAAAACGCCGGTATTGGTAAGCGTAACGGTGCCAGAACCATCAGTAACAGATATGCCATCGCCAGTGCTTAAAGTGTTAAGCGTATAACCAGTTCCGTTGCCTATCAACAGTTGACCATTGGTTGGAATGTCGCCTAAACCTGTACCGCCCGAAATAACGGGGATAATTCCTGTGCCCGAACCAAGAGTGGTAAACAGGCTGTAAAACCAACGATACCATTCGCGGGAAATTGCACCCGTACGTTCGTCAATAATTGCCACCCGTGGGGGCGTAATATTGGTTTGGTTGCCCGTAGCCATGTTAAGCGTTGGTTGGGCTAAGTATCAATTCTGCGCCCATGATGGCTATCTTATTGGGGTCGGTACCGGATATTTCGTACACTCGGTCGCGCAGTTTCAAAGTCATGCCAAGCCGACGCCAAAAAGTTCGGTGACCGTATGCACCAATTTTGCCAACTGGCGACCAGTGTTCGTTGCTCCAAGTGTGACCGCCATCGTCTGACCAACGCAACATTACTTCAGGGTCGTAACCTGGCGAGGCTGGGTAAGATGTAGTCACCAACCCATAGCCGCTAATGTCAGTGTCTGACAATTCGTACTGCCCAAGGGGCTCAAAACCATCCCCTGCCTCAGTAGTTAAAATATCGCCTGATTGCGTAGCTAAGTAAGTTTGCACATACTCAGCAACAAGATTTAACCCTGCTTCAGTGTCGATATTTTCGTTGCCATCGTACCCCGGGTATAGGTTTAAACCTACGCCTGTTTCGCAATCTAATTGCAAGCTGTGATGCGCCGTGCGTTTAAGATTGTTTTGGCCGGTCGGCAGCGCCCGCCATGAACGTAGCCACTTTTGAATGCCGCCGTTGTCAGCGTACACATCCAAGTCAAACCGATAGACGTTGCCGTTTTCAAAGTCACCCACAAGGATGTTGCCGCCAAAGTTGCATTGGCAATTACTGCGGTGCCGCATAAAGTTGCCGCTATCAAAACCAGCGCGCTCATGCCAAACTTGGGTGGACACATCGTAAACCCAAGTGGCGTTGCCGGTGGGAAACGTCAGCACATAAAAGGCATGGCCTTCTTGCTGATAGGTGTACGCAATTGCGTCCGCAATGTTGCCGTATTGAGCGATGGCGTATTCAATGGCATGGGTAGAAACCCTAACGCCGGTATAACCATTGGCGCGGTAGACGATGCCCTGCCCACGAGCGTCTGTGCCCAGCCAAAACAGGCCATTGTCCAACTTGGCAATTGAGAACGCAGCCACACAGCCAATTTCGTTAAACGCGCCTTGGATGCGTTGCAATGGGAAGTCAGCAGCGCCTGAGTCATACCAAACTTCTACCGAGTCAGTGCCAAACACCCACAACTCACGATGGTCAGAAATAATGCCTACCACACCGTCAGGCGAACCTTCGGCGCTGGCAAAATCTAACGGGTCAATTGAAGTTCCATCCAGCAATTGGGTTACCCAAATAAACTGACTATTAGGTTGGTTAAAAACAAAGTACCCATCCAAATAAGTAACCGTTACCGCGCCAGCAAAGTCAGGGTCGGTAATTTTTCCAAACGCGCCCGTTACTTCGTTATATATGTAACCATCAGGGTTAGTTGCGAAAAATATTTGCGTGCCGTTGTCCGCAATGGACACGGGGCCGGTGCTGGTAGTAAGCGTGCCTAACAACTGCGGCGTGGCAGTAAGGCCGGTTAGTTTGTAAACGCCGTTGCCGGAAACAACATAGAAGTCACTGCCATTGGTCTGGTGCGCCCACAACGCCCGAATTGGGCCAGTGCCCACGGCCTGTAGGAACTCAAGGCCAGGGGCGCGGTTTAGAAAGCCGGGCTCTTTGCCGCCCTCTGGAATGGCCTCGGGAAACAAATTGACCATGCGGTTGTCCGCAGCGTTGATACTGCGGGCAACATACGCGGAGCCAAGAATCGGCGTTTTCATTAGGCCGCAACTGCTTTTATAACCGCAAAGTTAAAAACGGGCGTTTCTGTGGTTGTGCCGCCAGTTGTGCGGAATGTAATTTTAAAACTACCCGCCGCCACCGCTGTAACCATCAAGTCGTACAAGTCAGTTCCTGACTTTTGATTGAGAATAATTACATCGGTTGTTGCTACCGTGCTATTAGTTACAGTAAAAGTTGCGGCTGTAGTTGAACCCGCCGCACTAAATAGCGTGATGGCCCCCGAGGTCTTGTTAAGCGTCACGCCTGTGGTGCGGCTTGTTGCTTGGGTAACAGCGCCGCCAGCGCCTGTGGCGTAGCCTACGCCAGCCGTGCCCGTTGACGCAATTACGCCAGAGGCTGTCAAACTTGTGCCTGTGGCTGCGCCGATTACTGGCGTAACCATAACCATACTGGTGCTAGTACACGCGCTAATGTTTCCGCTGGCAACAGTGCCAAGCGCCGGTGTTACCAACGTGGGGCTGGTAAACAATAGTGCGTTAGTTAGTTGTTTTGTTGTGCCACCTTGCACAATTGGCAAAACATCCGTTGTAGCGGAAGCGGTGGCAGAAGGAAGGGCTGTGATTGCAATAGTTGCCATGTTAGTAGTTTCCTGCGTAAATGTTAAAGCGTTGACGAGTCGCCACAATAGCGTAAGGCATAGACATCACATCGTCAGGGTTGTTGATGCGCTTCAAATTGCGTTTGCTGGTCATCGCAATGCGTTGCACTTGGGGGCTGGGCTCCACGCCAAACTCAGGCGCGATCTCGCAAGCCAAGTTGTAGGTGAACGCCCGCAAGTAACCAGGTGGAAACAGGATGTTGGTTGCCAAGTTGGCGGGCTGGGTCAACTCTTCAACGCTGATAAAGTGCCACTCCAAATCTCGTGTGGGCTTGGGGTAGATGTACATATCCACATCAGGATATGTCATGTTGATAAACAGCACTTGCGGGTAAGTAGACGTAACTGTCTTAACAGCAATACCATCATATTGCTGCTGGTTAATCATTTTTATGCCAAAGCTGACATTGGTGCTTGCATCTCTGTAGTAGGTTGCGTCATCCAGCAAAATTGGGCGGTTGCCCACAAAGTCGCCTGTTGGGCCAAGGGTGCGGTTGATAAAACCAGCGGGCCAAGTAAACACCTGGTCTTGGGTGCTGAACACCGATAAGCGTTCGGTGTTCCAGCTATCAATCATCTGGTTTAGCGCCGTCAAGCTGTCTTGCGACACTGACGCAGAAGTAGTCTCGCCTTCAGCGAGGACGCCAAGCAATCGAAGGGCTCGGTTAATCTGATCGCCAGCGGTGTATGTCGCCATGACTAGGCTCCTTCAGGTTCGGTTCTACGACGGCGCTTTACTTCCAGTGCGTTAACAGGAGCCGCCTCAGAGACTTCGGGCGTATCCAGAGTATATCGTGTCCAGCCGTTTGTTTCATCGTAGGCTGCTTCAAGTTCCATAGTCGCCACTTTGCGGCCATGAACGGGGTGAGCGAGGTAAATTTCCATAAATGAAAAGGGGAGGTTTTTGGCCTCCCCTTCCTCTTACGCTTGCGCTACGTGAATCAAAGCAAAATTCAAAGTTAGCGCCTCAGACAAACTGCCTGCGGATGCATTTGAAATTACTACGGTAAATGATCCGGCAGCTACAGCGGCCACCGAAAGCAAATACGTTCCCGCCGTGGCTGCGCCGCTTGCTAATGCCACAATTGGAACATCATAGGCACTTACCGCACTATTTGTAACAATGAAAGCCACTTCAACACCAGCAGCCAAAGCAGCATTGTTTGTCACAATTTGACCAACAGATGCGTTGATGGTCACGCCAGTAGATTTGCTGGTAGCTTGAGTAACAGTTGAAGGCGCCGTAGTAGAGCTTCCAGTGTTATATCCAAGCTGCCCACTTCCAGCAAGGGCATAAATTGTTGCTGAACCTTTTAGGTCTTGGTCTTCAAAAGCAACACCAATAGATTTTGTATTTGCCATAATTATTTCCTTATAGAACGGGGCCGAAGCCCCATTCAGGTTTAGGCAACGCGGTACAAAGACCAGGCGCCGTCGCCGGTTTTTACTGCGCGATACATTTGAGCAGTGCCAGCGGTAGTGACGGTCATCAAGCCTTGTGAGCCTGACGAACCAATCGTCCAACCGGTGTTGGTCGTGATGGTAATCACGCCGCTGCCGGAACCGTTGGTATTGACCACCACAAAATCAAAGCTGCTGCCAACTTTTGCGCTGGTCACAACTGCGTCCAGATCAGTAGCCAAAGGCAATGTGTAAGCCGCTGCGGTTGTGGTGGGAGTGCCCAAAATGATACCGTTCAGCAGTTGGGTAGTTGTCAACGTTGCCGTGACAGTTGCCGTTGCTGGGGTAGTTTGGGTGTTTAGTTGAACTTCGCTCAGATTGCCGTCACCAATTTGGTAACCGCCTGCGCCATTAGGTAGAGCCATGATAAATTTCCTTTAAAAAGAATTACTGATTAACCCCAGATGCGGCAAGCCATCTGTGGACGAATGGTGCTGAAGCCATACAGTACGTCAATACGGCAAGGCATACGGTCGTTGTTGATGTCGTACTGACGAACAACGCGCAAGCTGATACCGTTATGAATCGCACGCGCGGCCATGTCAACGCCTTGGGGCAGCAACAAGTCAGCGGTAGCAAACGTGATGGCGTCCTTGTGGTAAACCAAGTTCTGTGCGTAAGCAGTAGAAGCGGTGCCCACAAAGGTCACAACAGCGTTGATCAGCGGCAGAGCAGTCATGGTAGCCAGTGCGTGAGCAGCGGAGTACATGGGAGCTACAGTCACAGTCCAAGTGCCAGATACAGCAGTGGCGTCAGCCAAGGCTACAAACTGGAACAACGAACCAGTGGTCTCACGGGTTTGCGGATTCACCGCAAAAACGCTACCACAAGTAAACACATCGCCAGCCTTGATGGTTGTGGTTACAGAGGCTTGCGACAAACTCAGAGTGGAAGACCCTTCCGAAGTCACCGAAGCGGCAACAATGGTAGCGGCAGTTGCGTCACGCGAACCGGTGGTGTGCTGCTTGATCGACTGAGACATATTGACTTCTTCGTAACCCAACACGCCAGTGCCCATCATGCCGTTCTTGAACTGCTTGCTGATGGTGTCGGTAGGGTTAAACAAGCCTTTCATGCCTTCGACCAGACCGGCGTTAGCAGCGGGGTTAACCGTTGCATAACGTGGCGACATCGTAGCAGCGTTCTCGTTCAGCTTCTGCTGGGCTTGCAACAGCACCAAAGAAGTTGAAGGAGTCGTGCCAGGGGTGCCGACAGTGTTACCGATAGTCTTGTAAGCATTGGCAACATCAGCATCAATGCTGGAGGCCAACTGGCTAATACGCGGCTTTAACACACGCTCTGCAAAGTCGTCCAATTGCATGGTCAATTCAGCGGAAGTGAAGTTCACGCCGATATGCTTTTGCGAGGCGACAGACAAAGTGGTGAACTGTTCGTTGTCGTCCTGAACTTGCAGGGCGGCACCGTCAGTGACCAACGCGCGGTCAGGGAGGCGAATACGCAGAGTAGAACCAATCTTGGCGCCTTCAACAGCAAAGCTGTCGTCGTACTGACGGTTTACGTTACGGGTGAGTACCAGGTTGTTCTCGAGAATTTCGAGTGCCTTCCGGGTAATCATGTCAATGGTTAGGATACTATTAGCCATGAAAAAAGTCCTTAAAAAAGTTAGCGGGTTTGCGCTTCCCACTTCTTACGCTGACGCAGCCGTTCGGCTTCAATCCACTGCGAATCCGTCATGGTCTTGGTAGACCTGGGATCAGTAGTGTCATAGGCCGGTGATCCAGTGGATCGGGCGGTGACAGGCGAAATCGGCGCTGGCGCGGATGTCGT